ATTGATTGTGTTAATTGATACAGCTTGTGCTGCTGCATTTGCATTAGCAAATATCTGATAAGCACTGACGTTTGCATTCAAAGTATTGATATTTGTTGTTTGTGTAGCTAGATTTGCATTAGCAAATATCTGATAAGCACCGACGTTTGCATTGATTGAGTTGATTGATACAGCTTGAGTTGCTGCATTTGCATTAGCAAATATCTGATAAGCACTGACGTTTGCAACTATATTACCCTCAATATATCCACTGATACCTGAGATAATAGCAATAACGTTGTCAAGCTGTTTAGTAGTAGCCAAAATGTTTATGCCACCAGCTGTTGCGCCATCTTGTACTCTTAGCGTTTGCAAGCCAGTGTCTAATAGAAGTTCTCCCAATGGACCGACATATGCATTGGCTGCAACAGTATTGCCGCGTTTCATTAAAATCTGTGATATATTAATTGTTGTCATTTTATAAAGATCCACCGTCTACTGTAAAAGTGTCGCCGTTTGGTGCAGCAGAGCTGCTGTAATACGTGGGCAATATTTCTAAATCCAATGGCACTGTGTAATTATCATCAATGTACACAGGGCTAGTTTGATTTAAACTAATGGTAGTTGCATTAAATGCCAGTTTGTAAAATCTTTGTTCTAAGCTATTTATAGTATCTTTGTCAAACGTAAATGTGCCTTGACCTGATTGAATGTTCGCCCAGGTAACAAGATAGCTTTTCACTGTCAATTTATTGACTGGATCCTGGATACTAGCAGTAATCGTACTGCCCGTGAGGTCCACTGCTTTTTGATCTTGATTCTTGATCACAACTTGGATTGGGTTGTCTACACCCTGATAGATTCTTATTGGTCGGCTATACACAACTCGGTTCCTCACGCTAAATATACTAGGATCAAAAACTTGGACCTCAACAGTATTTGGGTATAAATATAATTTTAAGGTTTGCATAATGATCTATCTTTTGTGTATTTAGTCAGAATTGTGGAAGAAATAAAACAGCTTTTAAACCAATATCCATATCTCACCTATTTGATCTATGGTGGAAATGAATATGTGGGAATAATTCAGAATTGTGATGAGCAAATCACCACAATTTATGACTTTGGAAGTCTAAGAACCGCGGTTCAGAAACAAAAATTTTTAGAGTTAGGTGAGATTTGGTGGTGGGAAAGCAACCGCATCATTCCAATAAATGTGTTCTTAAAGCATGAATGGACCGACTTAAAATTTAGCGTCAAGACTATGAACAGTAAAGATGTGAATATTAAGATGGGGCCTCAGCTAAGTCTGAAGGACATGGCATCAAAACGCAGCAAACGTCGCAGTATTACACTAGTCCGACGTTTGGGTTAATAGATTCATGTTTACAATAACTAAATGGCTGTAACTAATTGCATGGCTCTTTTTAAACGCATAACTGCCATCTTCAGGTCTCTGCCAGACAGTTTGAGCTACCTCCTGCCAGGTCTTGCCAATCAAATGACGTTTTGCAGGTCGTATTACTGCTAGAAACATTGCCATTCTAGACACAGAATTCACAGCTTCAGGCATGCGTATAAGTGTGTCATAATGTGCATTAATATGAATTAATTTTGCACAAAAATCAGGTTCATACAAACGATGCCACTGAGGTTCTGTGTTCATCAACTGCATCAGATGCTGTTCGCTCTTTATCTGCGTGTATAATGACACATTCAGAAAGTCTAGTTTGACATATCCACGCTGTTCAGCAGTTTCATGATCGATGGCAGAAAAACCAGTGAATGGATCTGTGGGAATATCACTGACGTATATACCTGTGTTGTGCTTGACAAGGTTACCATTACGCAGAATGCTGGCAGGTGTGTGCTGCAACAATGCTAGTGCTGCAGACCTATCTGGAAAGTCTATGTCAATATCTGATTGAAACTTCATTTCCTAGACTCTGTTTGCTGCCAGCGTATTGGTTTCATTATGCCCATCTCCATAAAAACATATTAGCTAATTGTTGATGTTCTGGTCGAAATATGAACCAGATTCTCTGTGATCTACTCGATACTCCCCAATCATAGTCTATAAATCTTGTTAACCCTTGCCCGATGCACCACTTATGCATTTCTTGTCCATGTGAAAACGGACTTTTTCCCTTAGGGAATCTTATCTTTATTTTTACAGTATATATTTTGTCTGCTGTCATAGTCCTGCTGTACGCAATATCTCTTTGGTCCATTCTGCGTCTGCCAAATGATCTCTGAACTTTCTCTGCCAAAAATCAGGATCAATCATGTGCAAGATCAATCCCACTTGTTCTTCTGACAAGTTTCCGAGAAAATCTACGCCGCTATCACAATTATACACTATCCAAGGACTAATACGTCCTGTAATAATATGGTGGCAGATACGATTGTTATTGCCATATCTAAAATAATCGACAAATCCATTTTTAAGTTCTGGATGTTCATCTGCGTAATGCTGCATTTCTTTTAATGCACGCTCTAACGCATCTTGTACTGCTTCTTTTTTGAGATAATCAGGCAACCATTCTGTGTATAACTTGTCTGAACACCAGATATCTAGTTTCTTGTTGTTCCTGAGTAACCAATCTAGAAATACAGAAAAGTTCACACAACGAATGGTCTGACAATAGCGACCAAACTTTACAAATGCATTATAATATGGGCTATCTGCGAAATCTGCATAAGTCTTGGGATTTGTTGATCGTTGAGTTGTTGCATAAAATCTCAGGTATGCTTTAAAACCCAATTGAACTCCTGTCTCCCGTTCTTGCTGCCAACGACGCTTGCCTTCACACAGATGTGCAGCCAGTGTCTTTTCACGCTTGAATAACTTGTCGCAATATTGACACTTAAAACTCGTCTCGGATTCGTTTGTCGTCCCATCCATGTTTTCTTGCCAGATCTTTAAGAGATTCTTTATCATTCAGTTCTGCCAATAATTTTATTTCATCAGGTTTAAGTTCAGGAAAAATTGTTTGAATAAATTTTTCTGTTTTGTTGTTTGCAGTTTTTTTCTTGGCAGATATCCAGCTGTGTCTCTGTTTGCCCATATTAGGGCTCACTGTTGTAGCTAGCAACCACTGAAGCTTCTTGTGTTCTTTGGTAGAGATATCAAAAAAGTTTCTGTTCAGCCTTTCATTCACACTCATCAAATAATAAGCCTGCAGCTCTGCAGGCCCATCTACACAGGATCCCCATCTGATCATGAGATAGGGACTGAACTTCTTGCGCTCCTCATCCGTGAGGTCATCGTAAAAGGCTCTGTCCTTGAGATCAAAGCGCGACATTTCATAACTGATATTCAGTTTGTCTATACTGGATGCCACATTAATCCCCGGTCTTGTTCTTGTGCTTGCAACTCAAACAGCATTATAGCACGGTCTACTGCTTCCTGCAAGCCTGGACTTTTTTTGCTGAGTCGATATATGTCCATCCACTGGGCTTCACGATGTATTTCTGTCAGAGTCTGTTCATAATTTTCATAGTGGTTTTTTGACAAAGGTGATACTTGATTACCATCTACTTTCATGTAAGAACAACTAGAACCATCCTCGTAATCAAATCGAGTTATCTCAGTTATCTTTTTTACTATTAGCGACATATTCATATCCAAATTGTGTGTGTGCCCATTTCAGAAATCTCTCAACCTGAGTTGAGTCATCTGGAAAAGATTCTAAATATAGATCTCTTAGTTTTCGCATATTTGCAAACAACTGTGTTTCCGTATATTTCATAAAGTTACCATATCCTGTTGTAATCTACAATTTCACTTTGACGGCTAATGTCTTTGACAAAGAAAACACAGCGAGGACCTTCTACGTTTTCTTCTAACGGAACAGCTAATAGCTGTCCTGCTTTAAGCTTGGGGAAATACCATTTAACGTCTTGATAGATATCAATTATCTCCACTGGGTAGAACTCAGGTCTAAAGCTGCTTCGTGGATTATATGCAAATGCACTGAATCCTCGGTCGTTAATACTAGTCAATGGCACAACTTCCAAATCTCCTACCTCATCTTCGCCGATTAACATTTGCCAGTCTACCGGCATTTTGACAGTGTGTGAGCCGATCTTTAGTACTAAGGCAGGGCTGTTAAAGCTTTCCATAAAAATCAGCGGTATATAGAAATAATCAGGTTCTTTGGGATTGCTGTTGTCTAGCACACAAAAACTAAGTTCATCTATTTCATTGGGAATATCGTCCATTTCAAATGAACGATTAGGGTCTAGGGTTAATATTCTCATGTTTTTCCTTTATCATGACCAATGTAACATAAACATAGTCAGTTGTTCTTCTTTAAACGCAAACTGGTCTCTAGAAACTTGTTTGCCACATTCGTGTTCACTGCACCATTTTGCGAATGAACGAATGTTATCTGAGTTTCGATAGTTTAATGTAACAATAACAGTTCCCAATGAGTTTGTTGTTTGTCCAACTATCCTAACAGTTTCCAATTCAGCTATCCTAACAGTTCCCAATAAGTTTATTTTTTGTTCATCTATCTTCACTGCCAGTCTGCCTTTTCAATAGTGTATGGATACTGAGCTTCAGTATAATATTTTTTTCGTTCAGCGAGATGCCTTTTGGCAAACTTGCAATTGCTAGTGATATCCCAGATTAATACGTTGTCTTTGTCAGCGGCTTTTCTAATACCACGCCCAATAGATTGTATAACTCGAACAAAGCTCTTTCCGGGTTCCACAAGAACCAGATTAAAGATCCTAGGAATATTAATCCCCACAGCGGCCACACCGTAAGTCGCCACAATAACTTTGTCGTCGCTGACAGCAATCTCATCATATTCTGCTTTTCTATCTTTAGCTTTGGTAGATCCTGAAACAAATACTGCATCTGTTAACCTCTCTATTAATGCATTACCGGTTGCGATCCTATCGATCAATACCAATGTATTGCCCTTGGCCTTGATCTTGGTGATCATGCTGGCAATGTAATCTAGTCTGCCAGCATCCTCAGTGAGGAAACGCAGTTCGCTTTGATAATCTTTATATTCTCGATGATCCATCAACTGGACGATATTTACATGACAGTTGGCTAGATGCCCAGATTCTTGTAGTTCAGCAGCACTGAGTTGTCCTACTACCTGACCGATGCTGCAAAAGATACTGTGCTTGGCGTAATCTTCTTTTGGTAGTGTGCCAGTGAGTCCCCATCGAATAGGCACTCTCGGAAATATAGTACTGAGCAGACTTTTCAATGCTTCGGCCTTGGCGACATGCACTTCATCAACCATCACACAGATTACGCCGTCAATGAATTCGCCAATAGGGATGTCTGCTTCCCCCTCTTTGCTGCCTTTCATGAGATTATTCAAACTTTGCCACGTACATATAGTATGCGTCCTACCAAACTCTTTTCGATCACCGAAAAACACACCCACATTCAAACCAAGATTAATGTAATCAGCTTCAGTTTGAGTGACCAAGCTCTTGTTGGGTACAATCACAATACTGCGACCATACTTTTCGACACTTTTGCTTAGAGCAGCAGTCATGATTGTTTTGCCTGCTCCGGTGGCCACAATCTGTACACTCTGAGGATTTCTCAGAAAGTTATTGATGATTTCTACCTGGTAATCCCTGAACTTGATGGGGTGACCTTCGGCCACATGACCTTTAGGCCAAACGCTGTCAGCAAACGTATCTTGATGAAACTCATCAAACTTGAAATCCGTGGTATAAGTACGCAGGTCCCTCAGATGAATATCATATCCTTCTTCAGCAATGATAGGCAGAATTTCTGGCAGCAAATTAATATACGTGGTGCTGCTCAGTTGAAAGAAGCTTACCTTGCCGTCCCATCTGCCCAATCGCACTGCTGGAGTATATCGGACTCCTGGAATTTCAAACTTGAACTTTTCAACCAGTCGCTTACGGGTTTTTAATTCTAGTCCGTCTATTTTACAGTTTACTTCGTCATAAACAATTACGCTAGCTTGCAATGTTTTTGATCCTTGTTTGTTTATAAGGATGATACACTTGTGTAACATTAAACACAATTTTTTCGGCTTTTTCAAACATTGCTTGACGAGTACCGCTGGTGATGTTTGAACTACTGATCAAAATAGGTATATTTTTTATATTGGAAATTGGTTTTGTCGAATGAATATACCTAGTTTTGTCTGTCAATGGATATCTGAAATCTGCTGTACTATGCACCAGCTCTGAAGAATAACGGCGTTTTAGCAAATCCAAAACACTAAGAATACCTTTTGATTCAGGATCGTAAAACACGGCAGGCCAACGTTGGCTTTTATCAATGTAGTCCATCAGATGGTCAAAAACTTTCCATCCGTTTTTGTCAATGTTTAACTGCACTTCTCGATTGGTTGTGAATATATGATATTCTTGGCCATGATCTTCTATCAGCTTATTGCCGAGTTGTTCAGATACAGTGAAACCTAATATCGGAGAGTAATCGATTAAGCGCAGGATGTTATCTTGATTAAATCCACCAATATATTTTTCAATGTAGTCTGACAAACTGTCTGGACAATTGTCAATCGTGACATTTCCATCCCGGATACACAATTCAATACGATAGTCTTGTTTTTCAGTAGCCAATATCTTTTGAAACAATTGCTCAGCTTCAGCATCAATTACAAAGCCTCGATTGATCGCTTCAGTGCTGGTTTTAGCCCAATGACATAGCCAATTTAAATTGAATTCTGTTAATGCTACACGCCAAATTTTCTGTTGATAATCCCACTTGCATTTGCCTTGACTGATCTTGGAAAACTCTCTTATTTGATTTATCAAATCAGTATTGTAGGGAAATCTAAGTATCAGTTCCTGATTCTGAATGCTGATTCGGCAAGTATAATCTATTACTTTTAAGGCGTGTCGATACTGCGGAGTTCTCACTGGGGCAATATCTATATTCTTGGCAGCTAGCTGTCGCTCATATTTCAAAATTATTTTACAAGCTAGCTCAGCTTGCCTAACCGTCAGCGGTTCGTCATATGTACACTGTTGGGCCATACTGAATATCACATTGACATCATATCTAGCAAGGTTTATAAGGGATGCTCGACATGATAGATATCCAGCAGGATTTGCACTATAAGCAGATTTCAGTCCAGCTATAATCTCAATATAGTCTTCAACGTGTGTAAATGAAATCATGTAATAACCTGATAAAAAAAGAACCCTAGTAAAAATGTCCTAGGGTTTAAAGATTTGCAAATTGCAAACAAACACGCGCACGATTTTCATGCAACGTGACATCCTGCTTTACGAAATTCCCGCATATAATATGCTCGTTTGGCAAGAGGCTTTAAAGAAATCTTCAAGTTGTTGAATTCGATGAGTTGGTTGATAGCAACTATAGCATCACGCAGAGTGCTGTCAGTGGCCGTTCGATAAGTTCGTACTGCATTGACCTTGCAAAAGGTATCATTGTCTATTCCGATGATTATGATTTCGGAAGGATTGATATCACGAAGCAGACTGAATAATACTTCACCCTTGATATCAGGGTCAAGAACGTCAGCTATCTGTGTCCAGAGTTTCATTCCTTCTTCAGCACCATACGCGCTGCAGATGGTTCGCATAAAATTAATGCCGTCTAGCATGATTTTATCTCGAAACTCCTCAGGCATCATTGAAACTCTCCAATTGTATTTATTTTAACCGACAGTATATTCAACAAAGTTGATGCCGGCTTCTTTTATGGCTAATTCGCAGACTGGGCAAGGCTTGGCTAACTTGGGATTGCCTTTGGCATCGTATCGTTCAATTTTGATCTTGTAAGCATCACTACTTTTGCACTTTACCAATGCGCTTATTTCAGCATGCAAGAACATTCGATGAGGCATATTGGCTAGAGCAGCGTATCTGGCTTGAGTTGGATGAGTCTTGGTATAATGATTGTGCCCCACACTCAAAATCCGTCCCCGTCTGTCGTAAACAGTAGCAATCAATTCTTGGCGTGTTTTCATTGTCATCCTTCAGAAGGAAGGGGCAGTGCATACACACTGCCCCGTTCAATCAAGCAGACTTCATGCAAGTCACGCGAGCCATTTCTTTCCACTTCAGCGGAAAGGACTTGGCAAGGTCAGCAATCTTGACTGCCATGCGCAGGCTCATTTCGCGCAGGTGTTCCTTGTTATCCGACATGAACTCAATAATGTCATTCTGCTGAACATCACTGAAGTTATAATCATCAAACAACACGCCATCAGTGGCAATCTGCTTGATACGCAGGATCTTGTCGCGCATAGTGTCCAGCGTCAGATCCAGGTAGTGACAACGACTCTGCAAGGCTTCCAAATGATCCTTGAGCTTTTGACTCTTGAAGCCGTCGAACTTGAGGTTAGTGATAAACACCACTGACCCGCGGAACTCGAAACTGTCAGGAATGCCCTCGCGACGCAGAGTGCTGGATTCAGCCAACCAGCTGATCTTGCGCTTCTTGCCCGAGTCCAGCGCACCCTTCAGCAGGTTCAGCGAAACGTCATCCATCAGAATGCTATCGCAGTCATCGAACACCACCATGCAATTCGGGTCGCTGAACTTGTACAAAGTCTGATACAGACCGATCGGGGTCGCTGAGCCTTTGACCACTTCCGCACGCAAACGCTTGCCGCTGATCTGATCAAACAAACAAGCCCGCTCAACGATGCGCTCCACACCGAAGCTCTTGCCGACGCCCGGGGGACCACTGACGATGAGGGCGCGAATGTCACCATTCACAGCAGCCTGCGTCATCTCATCCAAAATCTCAAATCGTGAACGAATGCGGCTCATGACTTCCTCGTCAGATTCGATCACCGCTTCCGCGACTGCCTTGCTAATAACACTAGACTTCATGGATACCTCACCATCGTTTACAAATTCATAGCTGCGAATACCAGCTACCTTGATACGGATCGCATCAGCACGGCCAGGAAATTGACCATCGTTGATCACCGTCACGAATCCGCCTTTCTTGCCCGGCTGATATTGTTTGACCAACTCAAACACCATGCCTGAACAATCCGAATTGCGGTACTCGCCGTCAATGATACGAACAAAAGACTTCGACATATTTACTAGCTCCGTTCTTTGACTTTATGTGTGTATTATACGGTACCAGACTGAACCTGTCAACCGTTTTTCTGAAAAAAGTTTTTTCTTAAAAATCAATTACTTAGCAAGCTGCATGTTTTGCATGCATGGCAGTATTATACATGCCATCATGTAGAATGTCAAATCTCTAGATAAAGATCTTTTCTTTTATAATTCAATGACTTACTAAGTCTATTTGGATTAACTTGACTTTGCCCGTACTGAAGTGCGCGGGTGTCTAGGTCCAGCAATGTTTCGTGCAACTGCCTCGTCGGCACGTTGTTTTGCTGATAGCCCTCGATCAAGCAATCTAGATAACCTTCGCTAGGCCAACAATCCTGATTGCCAGGTTGCATGTAATAGGCCCAAGCATCATAGTTTTGCCCATCACATTGCACTGTGACAACTCGTCTATCATAATAGCGAGGCCAACCTTCTAAACAGTCCAAACTGTTCAAATGCTCATCGGAGATGCGCCAAAGTACGCCATCAGTGATGGCTGCTTTATCAGCCACCACATCGGCGTGGTATGCAAAACGGAAGCGATATCCAGGCAGCACAGCATGACCCAGGGTAGCAGCACCAGGACAACGATAAGCCATGCTGTGAAGATTAGTGTTAAGACCGTAACCGAAGTAATAATGTGTGTTTGTAGTTTTCATGGCGTTATAGTAACATAACGTCAAAATTTTGTCAAGTTAAAAATACGTAATGTTCGGTCGAGGAAAATAACACTCATTCTGATGCAATGGCTTGATCTTGATTGTTTCCAAAACTGCTGCCTTACCCAATCCCATTGCCAAGCTATAAACAAAATTCTGATTAGCCATCACCAAGTCTGCTCCATTCACAATACTAGCCAATTCTAAAAAGTCTTTTACTTGATAAAATGGAATGTCTACACCTGTGACTTCTAGAAAATCTTGATGTTCTTCGTGATTACCTAAAAAAATACCATTATTAACCAAGTCACCTTGTTGCGACATTTCTCTCCAAACAGAGTCTCCTTGTGGACAGCGATAACGAAAAGTTCTACTCACTACAACAGGCTTTACCGCCTTTGAGTCAGCTTCCAACCAAGCAGTATGATAATCTTCTTCTGAAAATGGTAGATCAAATGCCAAATGATATGCTTGTACATAGTTGCCTTCAAATCCACGAAACAATGTACCTCGAAATTTGTCTAGATCTACATCAGGTTCTAAATCACCTGATTTCCAAGTACCCACTTCTGTAATATAACTTTGTTTAGTCAGCAATGGCAACAGCAAATTATAGTCTGTTTCAGTGAATCTTCCTCTATGCGCGGCAGATACTTCGTCTGGACGGTATCCATACTGACTCACACAGTTTTCGATGTTGTGTAAAGCAACTTTGAATAAGCCAGGTTGCATCTTCTTGAGTACGGATAATGAATAAATCAAGTCTCCGAGTGTTCCTGAATGACGATAAGTGTTCATTAATCCCCCAAAGTGTTTAAGATGGCTGTTGAAATTTTGTCAATATTCCAATTTCCAACACAGGGAAAAGTTTCTTTCACGCAGTCTAATTTACGCACAGGTCTAAATTGCTTGTCGTTGCACCCACGACAATCTTCAAGTGTTTGAATTGCAGTGCAGTTATAACCAAATTCACCATTGCGATAGGGCAAGATACGTTCTGGCGCCAAATGAGTCAACAATGCTATAATATGAGTGTTGCTAGCTGCTGCACAATGAAACGGGCCAGAATCAATGCCCACAAAACAACTAGCACGATCCATCAGATGTTTAAGTTGCTGTGTGTTATATGCTCCACGAGCATCTAGAATCAGTGGATGATCGATATATCCATCTGTTTGTCCGCCCACACAAACAATGTTGAAGTCTGTTCGATTTTCAAACAACTTACCAAACACATCAATCCAGGTATCCATACTAATGTTTTTGGCTTGCCAATTCCAATTCCTGAGATGAACTATAATAAACTTATCAGCTACTTCTGTTAGATCTGCATCAACTGTGGCTTTATCTTGATCTGTGGGAAACAGTTCAGAACTGTGATCAAAATTATTATGCCCAAATGCGCGGTAGTGATAGCTATCAACATAATGATTCAATGGATTCATTTCGTATGCATCATCTAGATTGATGTACAGTTGATAATCATTGATATCTGGCGGGCTATTGGTTAGCCACATATGTCTGATATGTGGATTGTTTCGATAAGCCTCAGGAAAATCAGTGAGCACATCGATTATTGCATTTTCTTGATAAAGATTCTTTAACTCGCGAATTATGCCAGTAGACATGATTACATCGCCAATGGCAGCTTGACGACGGACCAGGATATTAATAGGTTTTTCTAGCTTGGAAAAAACAGGGTTTGTCATTGAATTTCGATCCTCGGAAAATATCTTAAAAAGCGGTCATTGTTGTTGTTTCTGCGGCCACGAATCTGTCTCTTGATTTCCAAATACAGATTCCATGCCAACGGAATAAACAGAATGTTTTCATGATTACATTCAGTGAGGTAATCACTTCCTACAATCTGAATATCCAAGCCTGGCAAATATTTGTTTTGCTTTAAAGGATTATCGTCAATGATCAAATCAATGTCTAGTTTTCCGGCTGTGACGATTGTGATACCTTTGGCTGCTGCGCCATAACCTATCACAGTGAATCCACGATTACGATGGTCTTGAATAATTCTATTGATTTCAAATAGTGTTTTGTCAACTGAGCTTGCCCATAAATCATAAGTTTCTGCAGATTGCAAACCTTGACTGCGTTCCATCTCTAGAATGTTTTCAAGATTAAATTGATCACAACATTCATGAGCCAGTATGAAAATATAACTGGTGCCATGTATGGGAGTCTTGACTACATCAACCAGGCATAATCCTGCTCGTTCAGCTAGCCTCCGCATACTTTCAGCGTTATAAAAACTAATGTGTTCGTGATAGATAGTATCAAATTCACTATTCAGCACCATGTCAGCCTGACTGGTGCTAATAAACATTCTGCCGGTAAGTTTGAGACGTTGTTTAACTAACTTCAAATATGTCAGAGGATCTGGAATATGTGCAAATGCGTTTTGACTGGTAATTATGTCAAAATGTTGATTTATTTGTTTGATAGTGTCTGTATTCCAATAATCCAAGGTAACACTGTGCTTGGCACTGCTAATAGCGTATAGGTTTTCTGCAGGATCCACGCCGTGTGTTTGAAATCCTAGTTCTTTAAATGCATCCAACTGACTGCCATCATTGCAGCCAATGTCTAGCACACACAGATCACGACAGCTATAACCTAGCTTTTCCAAACAGAAGTTAGCATACCATTTCATATAGCGCAGATAGGTAGCACTGGTACCACTCACATACAAATAGTTCTTGTATAGAATATCAGGGTTCACCACATGAGTTAGTTGTAGATGGTTGCATTCTGTACAACGATTCACAGCCAATGGATAGCTGGTAAATGGATCTTGGGCATTTTCACGTAGGTTATTGGCCGGTGCTTGATTTCCTAGATTCAACGTCAGAACCAGGTGATCGTTGCCACAAGCCAAGCATTCTTGAAGTTTAGTACATTCCATTTTAGTTCCTAATCGGTTGTCCATTAGGTGCAATCATGCCTTCTACTCCCAGAGCTGGCACTTCAGTGACCAACTCCGTGGGCAAAAACTTGTAAAGAACATGTTCGATATCAGCATAACCACCTACGTTCACACGTTCACCAATGTATGCCAAACTCTGTTCATAGACATTTATGATCTGTTCGGTAATACCGGCAGGCCATGACCATAGTCTAGCCATATATTGTAGTTCAATGCCAGTAAATTCAATCGGAAACTGACTAGCGTACTTTGGACCAATCAGAATGCGATCTGGATGTTTTTCATACAGAGTCAAATCGAATTCATCATTCAGCAAATACCTGCCAGACATTTTATGAATTCGGTCTACACCAGAAAAATCACCGTCTTGCCAGCACATACGCAGGGTTCGAGCAAAACACATGATTTCTGTGGTATTCTTTACCATATCCCAGTTGTCGCTGGCATAGATAGCTTGCACATCAGGATCGTCCGTGAAGTCCAACATAATATCAGATGCTACATCCAGCGCATCTGATTGCGCCTGGTTCAGAGGCACACCGGTGCATTCCATCAGCACTATTTTACAACCAGAAACACGAGTTCTGAGACTTTTGATCGTGTTTAGCGTTTGTTGAAGTCTTTCAGTGGAATTATACACACCAAATTTGCTGTTGATAGCACTAGTCACAATAAAACAATGTTTAATCATTTAATAACCTATCTATACTTTCTATCAATGATACTTTTCGTTGGTAGCCGAGCTTTTTAAGTTTCTCAATATCGAAATAAAAATCACGTTGAGGTTGAACTATTTTATGCAGGTGTGTAGGCTCAATCACATTGATTTCAGATTTGCTGTTTGTTTTTTCAAACACATAATCAATAATAGTTTTTATAGTAACCGGCTCACCGTTGCCTAAGTTGTATATCTGATCTAGCTCACCTTTTTCTAAAATTAGCTTAATACCTTCAGCCACATCTTCGACATCAATAAAGTCTCTTTTATGAACTCCGTTATCATACAAATTAATAGATTCATTGGTTTTTAATCTATTAATCATGTATTGCAGCGCGTTTTTCTTTGCGGAAACTTTGTTATCGTTTTTTCCGATGATGTTTCCCAAACGAATGATACGATACCTGATACCAAATGTTTCACAGTAACTAATCAACAGTTGTTCGGCAGCACGTTTGGTGATTGAATAGAATCCGCGAGGATCACATGGCGCTGTTTCTTTAGCAGGCAAGTCCACCGGGCCATATACAAACCAACTGCTGATAAAATTAAACACTAGATTAGGTCTATCTTTGCCTGTTTCCAGAACTTTGACCAGGGTAGTAAGATTCGTATCGATATCCAGATAAGGATCGTTCAACACATTGTAATTGTCAATGGTACTAATAAAATACACCACATTGTCTGTCTTTATCTGGTAATCATCACGAGAATTCACCAAGATATCAGAATACAGCTTGGCAAATTCTCCGCCGACGAATCCTTTTCCTAGTAGATTAATCATAAATCACCTCAATCGTGTCAAAGGACCATGGATAACCTAAGTTATAAAAATATCTACCATCTAGGTCTGGGTCTAAGCCTTTATTCTTGAATTGAAATAATTGTGTCACCGGTTTTGTGTGTAACACAGGATAACGATCTATAACTGCGACTTTGCCGCCGTATTTTGTTATGCCATTTTTGCTTTTCAGGACACCTTGCCAATATCCTTCAAATCCATATCCTATACCTAATGGCATATTAGCAATGGGTTCAATGCATTCTTTCCAAACTCTCTGTCTAAAAATAGGACACATGATTTCAACAGTATTCACTATGTGCATTTTAGCATTTGGGACCATAAGAGTTGGAATATGACTATAATAACTGCTGCTTTCCAATGCTGGTTGAGCTAGATCTAAATCATTTTCGACACAGAAATCAAAAGTAGACTGTATTAAATCCGGAACTGTGGCACAATCATCATCTAAACACCAAATATATTCATATTGGCTGAGATCGTGCTTCTTATCGAATTCATACATCAATTTCCATTTCTGGCCAGGCATTTCTTCGTAATAGACAGCTTTTTCAATATTTTCTAATTTGTTTCCTGACCAATTAATGATAGCTAAATCAAAATTATAGTTACTATAATCTGTCCATTGCTGGAATAATGCAGTAGGGCCTGCAGGGATGATAACTAAATTAGATTTCATTTGCGCAGCCACCGATTGTTAGTCAGTGTCCAATGTACCATGTCTCGAATACGTTCACTGAGCTTGATCTTGGGTTCCCACCCTAGTTTCTTGAGCAGACTGCCATCTAGTGCATAACGCAGATCGTGTCCCGGACGACTAGTATGAAAATCTGTCATTTCATAGTTCAGTTCTTTAC